CGTTCGGCCCAGCGGGAAACTTAAGCACTCCGGCAACGTGGGAAGTTAGTGACTACAGGATTACACAGAACGGGCGGGCGCTCTATGCGCCGTTGGACACGTTTAATCCTAACACTGTAATTGGTGCGTTAAATGGTGTAACCGCACTAACTGTCGGTTCAGGGTACCAAGTTGACGACGCTATAACCTTATTGCAGGCGGGTGCATCAGGAGGAACTGTTGTTGTGGGAGGAATTAACGCGGGCGGCGCTATCGCATTTATTGAAGGTGGCAATAGTGGGAAAGGATACAGCGTCGCCGCCAGTGTGCCCTCGACAAGTCCGCACGGCTCGGGCGTAGACTTCCAGATCGTGGCCGTACAGAATGTAGCTATTCCCGCTGCAACGGTCGTGCGAATAAAGGAGTTCGTCTTCCCGCTCTACTACCTTTCGCTGCTCACGAGCCAATACCAGCAAGCGCCGAACTTCTACGCTTGGATGGCGGCGCTGATAGGCCCGGTCGTCGACCTGCTCGCCTTGGAGCAGGAGGCATACCTGGCGTTCGACATTGACCTGGCGGTCGGAGCGCAGCTCGATGTGCTCGGGCAGATAGTCGGCGCGAGTCGCATCCTGCCCTTCCAGCCCACCAGCACGAACTTCATCGTGGGCTCGCAGGGAGCCTTCGGAAGCTTGCCGTGGATGGATGGTAACTTCACGATACGAGATGGGTCACTGGCCGACCCGATGGGCGGAAACACGGCATCCTCATTAGTCGGTAAAACTACGGATAGTTTCATCAACCAACTTGTCATTTCTCCTTCTGTTGCAAGTCAGGCCGTCGCTTTCTCCGTGTACTTGCGGGTTCCTTCGGGAACTCGAATGGTGAATATCTATATTTTGAATCAAGTTTCCGTGACTCGCGTTGGGGTAACGGCAAACCTTACGACCGCATGGCAGAGATTCTCGGCAACGGTTACTATGGCCGCGACAGACACTGCCGCCAACATCCAAATTGGCGGCGGTGGAACTGTGGGCATTGGTGCTGAGATTGACGTTTGGGGTGCTCAGTTCGAGTTCGGCGGCTCGACCACACCATACGTGAACTCCACGATTACCCCCGTGCTTTCGGACATGGATTTCCGCATCCTGCTCCTGGCGAAGATAGCGCAGAATCAGTGGGACGGTTCCTCGCAGGCGCTCTATGACCTGCGGCGGCTGATCTTTCCAGACGGTAGATTATCGATCATTGACAACCAGAACATGTCGCTGACGCTGATTCTCGCGGGCGTGTTTAGCTCCCTTCAGAAAGATATGATCCGAAATGGCCTGATATTTCCCCGGCCCGAGGGAGTGCTGATCAACTACACATTCGCGAATCTGCCGCTGTTCGGGTTCGACCTTAACAACGCCACGATAGCGGGATTCGACTTAGGACATTTCGCGTAACTAGAGGAGAGGCAGCATGGCAGGCACAGACAATTTCCAGATTTTTAACCCGAATGCCACTAATCAAGAGAACGACGCGGCCTACCTTGCTGACTCCTTGCGCACCAACGGAGCGCCAACCGATGGCATTTGCCCTTCGCCTACGTTCAACAAGTTCGCTTACCAGCAGTCAATATTTGCAAAAGCCTTTGCCGATATGCTGGCGAACAAGGGCTATAGCCCGAACGATGGCTCCGCCGCGCCCGGCTCGGCGCTGGCGAACCTGGTTAATGTGTTCGCGAACGTGATGACCCAGGCGGACATGGCAGTCTTCGCCCGCCTACTCTCACCGATTTTTACTGGCGTGCCCCAAGCGCCTACGCCCGCACCCGGCGATAATTCTACGAAGATTGCCACGACCGCGTTCGTCACCGCATTGCTATCTCTCGGCTTCACGTTTTTGGCGAGCGTAAACGGATACTTCAAATTTCCCTCTGCGCTCGGAGGGTTCGTATTGCAATGGGCGGTGGGCTTTAGCATTCCCGCGAACCAGCCCTCCACCGCCGCCTCGCAAACCATCAATTTTCCGATTCGCTTCCCAACGGCCTGCCTTTTCACGAACGTATCCTCGCGCGTAGGTGATACGAGCGGTAACTGGGACGGGGCATGGCAGTGCGTCGGAGCGCCGACAGTAATCGGGCAACTAGTAAATTGGCAAGCTATCAATACGTCATTGAGTGGTGCTGGCACGGCCCCTTTGTTGCTAGCGTTTGGATACTAGAGAAAGGTAGCTCATGGATTTTATTACAGCAAAAGATTTCGTGCGGTCGCGCTACCCGCGTGCCGTTTGCCACGGCCCAGTGAATATCCTTTGTTGCGCGGAGGGCGAAAATGTCAAGAGATTCGTGATTCTCGGCGATCCTACGCGGCAGCTGGGCGAGGGCGAAACCGAGGAAGCGGCCTGGGCGAATGTTGCGAAAACTTTGAAGGAGACATCGAAATGAAGAAGCTGCTTGCGCTGCTAACACTAGTGATACTTTCTTCGGTAGCTTGCCCGGGGCAGCAGAACTTCATGACCGTGACGGCGTCGAACATCCTCACGACGCTCAGCGGCCAGCCGCAGCCGCTCCCCTCAGGCTCGATCATCTTCCAGCCCACGGACCTGAACGGGAACCCCGTGGGCTACCAAGTCGGCGGCGGCGGGCAGCTGGTCAGCTTCCCGACCGTCTGCTCCATTGTCGCCGGGGCGATCACGGGCAGCTGCCAGCTGGCGAACGTCTCGATTACGAACCCGATGAACGTCTGCTTTAACACAACTGTCAAGGACGGCTCTAACCGCGTCGTCCTCGGCGGGCCCGGTAGCGGGTACAACTGCGTCCAGCCGCAGACCACGAACAGCTGGTGCGCGAGTGGCATCTGCAACTTCGACAGCTTTGTGCCGTCGATACCGGGCGCGGCGCTGGCCCTATTGGGCCCGGCCCGCACGTTCTCGCTGGGCGGCGTCTACGCCTCCACCTGCCCCAGCGGGCAGGCGTTTAACGGCCTCGCCGACGGCACGGGGCGGTTCTCCTGCGTATCGACGAGCGGCGGAGGCGGAGGCGCGGTCTCGGCGGTCTTCGGTCGTACGGGCGCGGTGGCGGCGCAGACGGGCGACTACACGGTGGCGCAGGTGACGGGCGCAGCGCCCTCGTTCAACCCGTCGTTTACGGGCACGATCACGCTTCCGATTACCGGCATCAATCAGTGCCTCCACGTCAACTCTTCGGGCCAAATCAGCGGCACCGGAATCGACTGCGGCTCGGGCGGAGGCGGCGCGGTCGCGTCGGTTTTCGGCAGGTCTGGCGTGGTGATCGCCGCGATCGGCGACTACACGGTTTCCCAGGTCACCGGGGCGGCCCCATCCGCCAGCCCCGCGTTCAGCGGCGCTCCGACCGCGCCGACGGCGACTGTAGGCACGAACACGACGCAGCTCGCCACTACGGCATTCGTACTTGCCAATCAGGCCGTGGCCAGTGTCTTTGGACGTACAGGAGCAGTCGTCGCAGCGGGCGGTGACTACTCCGTAGCGCAGGTGACGGGCGCAGCTCCGCTAGCTAGCCCGGCGCTCAGTGGCACGCCGACCGCGCCCAACGCCACGGTAAGTACCAACACGACGCAAATAGCCACTACGGCGTACGTCCTGGGCCAGCTGGCCTCGACGCTGCCCGTGATGGACGGCGCGGCGGCGGCGGGGACCTCGCTGCTAACGTCCCGCGCGGACCACGTGCATCCCAGCGACACCAGCCGCGCCCCGACTGCGAGCCCCGTCTTTACCGGGACTATCACTACGCCGATTACGAACGCCCCTGCGCTCAGCACGGGCGGCGGCGGTGTTGTCGTTGCGGCGACGACGAGCGGCTCCGGTGCGCTGGCGCTCGTTACTAGTCCAGCTTTGCTAGGTACACCGACTGCGCCGACAGCTGCGCCGGGCACGAACACCACGCAGCTATCAACTACGGCTTTCGTAACCGCCGCCATCGCCGCCGGGGTGAGCCCGGGCGGCACGGCAGGTGGTGATCTTACGGGAACCTACCCGAACCCGAACGTCGCCCGCGTAAACGGCGTCACCATGCCGATCAGCGGTACAGTCCTAGGCACAAATGGTAGTGGGCAGATCGTGACCGCCACGACGACGGGAACGGGCGCGATTGTCGCACTGGCTGCCAGCCCCTCGCTTACCGGAACGCCTGTAGCGCCCACGGCCGGCGTTTCCACTAACACGACGCAAGTAGCCACAACTGCGTTCGTCTTGGGTCAGGTCGGCACGGCAACACCGCTCATCAACGGCACCGCTGCCGTCGGTACGTCGTTGCTCTACGCCCGGCAGGACCACGTACATCCGATCGACACTACCCGCGCACCGCTTGCATCGCCGAATTTTACTGGAGTGCCTAGCGGACCCACGGCAACGCCAGGTACCAGCTCGACGCAGTTCGCCACAACAGCCTTTGTCGCCGCCGCCATAGTGGCTCCGGGCGTGTCAACGGAATTCCTTTACAACAACGGCAGCGGCGTGACGAGCCCGGTCACGGGCAGCACGGTGGATGGGAGTTTTAACGTCCACTTCCCCGCGAACGTCGACATCGCCAGCGGGTGCTACAGCATCGGCGGCGTGTGCATTCCCAGCACGCCGACGACGATCCCCGGCATCAACGGGCAGGTGATGTACAAGTTCGGTGGTGCTCTGGCGGCGAGCTCGGGGTTCACGTTCGACCAGTCCACAGGAAACATTGTCGTCGGTGGTACCGTAACCGCTGCCGGATTTATCTCCACCGGGGCAGGCAGCTGGTTCGTGCAGTCTCCCTTCGGCGCGGCAACGCACGCGGGCGTGGCGGGGCAGAACCTCACCACGTTCGACTCCGGCACGGGTGACTTATTCTGCTCGGCCAACGGCGTCACACCCGACTATTGCCGTACCTCGTTTTCTAAGATCATTACGGGCGGCAATGCTAATGCGCTATCCATCACTTCGGGCGGCTCGCTGATAGCTACCGGGACTGGGACCATTTCAGCCACTAGCGTGACCGGGTTCTCGCCAACGGCGGGTAAGACGCTTAGTCTCACCAACACACTTACACTCTCCGGTACGGACGGCTCGACGATCAACGCCGTTACGGGCGGGACAGTTAGCTATGTCGGCAGCTTCCCCGCCACGGCGCACCTTATTGGTACCAACGGGTCGAATTTACCCATCGTGGCCACGGCGGTAGACGTTGCTGCCGTGCAATATGTGGCTGCCGCAGGAGCGGTTAACGTACTTACCGCCACGCTCGCGCCTGTGCCCGCCTCGCTGACCACTGGTCTGCAAGTGCGCATTCTGCCGAACCTGGCCAACACCACGACGACGCCAACCCTAAACGTCAACGCGCTGGGCGCGAAGACAATCACGAAGCTGGGCACCGCCGCGCTGGCGGCTGGCGACATCACCACGACGGCGATCGCCATATTGGTCTATGATGGGACGGAGTGGCAATTGCAGAACCCGCAGACTGGGACGGGCGGTGGCGCCGGGACCGTTACTACCACGGGGTCGCCCGCCAGCGGCAACCTTTCCAAGTTCTCCGGCGCAGCGTCGATCACCAACGCCGACCTGACTGGAGACGTTGGCACAACGGGCACGTTGGTTACCACTTTGGCTTCGGTCGGTTCCCCCGGGTCCTGCGGCGACGCCACCCACAGCTGCGTCATTACTTTTGATGCCAAAGGTCGCGAGACCGCCCAGACCAGCACCGCTATCTCTGCTGTAGGCGGCGCTGTGGGCGCGGCGATCACTTCCTCCACCACCGTCACCGTCACTAACCCGACCGCCGCCACTGATACGCAGTTGACGGAGCTCTCGCTGCCCGGCGGGTACCTGAACCTGGCGGGGCAGGCCGTCGTTATCCACGGCGGCGGCGTCTACTCCACCGGGGCCGCGTCCTCGCCGACCATCACCATTTCGGCCAAGCTCTGCACCGTCTCCGGCTGCGGTAGCGGCACCGTGGTACCCCTTTCCGCCATCGCCAGCGGGGCGGCCTCGGCCTCGGCCACG